AGACGCAGATCAGAAGGCGAAGTTGGCTCACGATATAGCCACCATGTCTGAAAAACATGCCCAGGAATTGGCACTCGCTCAGATAGATGTATTAAAAGAAGATGCTAAAGGTAACTGGTTTCAATCGTCCTGGAGACCCTTGATTGGCTGGATTTCAGGACTCAGCCTTGGTATAAATTACATGGTAGCACCAATTTGTGCTGGTTTTGGGATCATGATACCACAAGCAGATATGTCTGTGATGATGCCTTTGATGTTTGGTATGCTCGGAATTGGCGGAATGAGAAGCTATGATAAGATGAAAAAAACGGATACAAAGAAATGACAAGAATAAATTTGGAATTATTTAAATTTTTTAATAAGATAGGTAATTACTTTTACAGAAAACATGTAAAAGGAATTAGAGATAATAGAGGAGACTTAATATGAAAAGAAAAATTAAAAAAGTTATAAAGGGTTTGAAAAAAGCATCAAAATTACATGCAGGTCAAGCTAAAACATTAACCAGCGTTTTGAAAAATGGCAAAAAGAAAAGATCCTAAAGTTGGAACTGGTAAAAAACCAAAAGGTTCTGGCAGAAGATTATACACGGATGAGAATCCAAAAGACACAGTTAGAATCAAGTTTGCCACGGAAGCAGACGCAAGAGCAACAGTTGCAAAAGTTAAGAGAATCAATAAACCTTATGCGAGAAAGATACAGATACTTACAGTCGGTGAGCAAAGAGCAAAGGTCATGAAGAAGAATAAAGTGGCTAGTATTTTTAAAAAGGGTAAAGAATCTATAAGGAGAGCACATGGCAAGAGTTAGACAATTTGCAAAAGATATGGGTATGTCATATAATCAAGCTAATAATTTAGTAAAAAAAGGAAGAGCACTCAAAGATGGTGGATCTTCTATACTGGAGGGAACAATGAATCAAGCAAAAATAGTTAAGGCAAAGGATGGTACAATGAATGATTTAAAACCAGTACCCGCAGACGCAAAAGGACTACAAGCCTTGAAAAGAAAAAGACCAGATGTTGTTGCCGAAATGGGTTTTAAGAAAAAAGGTGGCACATTAAAGATGAGAGATGGAGGCACTTTCAGAGGTTGTGGTGCTCAAGTAAAAGGCAAGAAGTTTAAAGGAATATTCTAGTGGAACAAGATTTAAGTGGTGCTTCTGGTAGTGCGGGTGATTTTTCCATAGGCTCTGATCCAGACGATGTTAGTGATCAAACCATACAATCGGGATATACAAATAATTTTGGGACAGGTTTTGCAGACGATGCTCAAGCCACAGTAAATCCTAGTAACGTATTGTCTCAAGCTAGTTTTAATCAAGCAAGAGGAATAACAGCAACAAATCCATATCCAGATTCTTTTTTCTCACAGTTATTTGGTCCAGAAAATGTAAATTATGCTGCGTTGGGTATTGATACTCAAGGTATAGCTAATTTAGCATATGACAGATATTTAAACCCACTTACATCAGAGGGAAATCTAAGAGAAGGATTGAGTCAAGGTGAAAGAACTGTATTAGGAAATGTTGTTTCTATAGATAGACCTCAAACAACGGGAGAAACAATAGCTAGAACTGCATTTGGTTTAGCCTCTCCTTTAGGTCCTCTTATGAGTTTCATGGGTAAAGATCAATTAGCAATAGCACCAAATCTACAAGGATCAAAAGGAATCAACTATGATCCTACACTAGATCCAAATAATCCAGAATATCAAGGTCCACAAGGCTTTTTAGGACAATTCGGAAAAGGAATAGAATCAATAACATTTGGTGGTGCAAGACCAATAACTGAAGGAACCAAAGGGATCATGAGTTTGTTAGAGGCTCAAGAGGCAGAAAAAGAAATGAAAGATTCAGTTGATCAGACTGGAAAGAATGTAAAACTAGGACCAGAGTCTTTTTTAAATTAAAATGCAAGTAACAGATTTTTTACATAAATATAAAAAAGTCTTGAATACTCGAATAGAAGATATTAGTATCTCCTTGACGAGTGGAAATGCTTCTGATATGGAAGCATATAAAGCAATGGTAGGTGAAATACAGGGTCTAACCTACGCACTAGAACAATTAAGAACCCTGCTGGAAAAGGTAGACAATGACATTGATAGTGCCTGAATACGTTTTAAAACAAAGACAAGCCAAAGAAAAAGCTGAAAAAGAAGCAGAAAATAAATCCCTAACAGAAAGAGTGCCTCAACCCACTGGATGGCGTATATTAGTTATGCCGTATATGGGTAAAGAAACAACTGAAGGTGGTATACATGTACCAGATTCTGTTAGAGAAAAAGAGGCAAGAGCAACAGTTGTTGCTTATGTGGTTAAGTTAGGACCACTTGCGTATAAAGATTTTGATAAGTTTGGAGAGGCGGGATCTTGGTGTAAAGAGGGCGACTGGGTTTGTATTGGTCGTTATACTGGGTCACGGTTCAACATAGAAGGAGGAGAAGTTAGGATAATCAATGATGATGAAGTCATTGCAACTATTGTTAATCCCGATGACATAAAAACATACGGAGTATAAGTATGCAAGAAAACATCGAGAAGACCAAACCTCAAGAAGAGGAAGGTCAACTAATTGAAATAGACGATGCAGAAGAAAAAACAGAAACAGAAACAGAAGAGGATGACGTTCAACCAGAATCTAATGAGAACAGACCTGCTGTCGAAGTTAAAAAACAAACAGACGATGAAGACGATCTTTCTCAATATTCAGCTTCAGTAAGAAAACGTATCTCGAAGATTACTAAAAAATTCAGAGACGAAGAAGAACAAAGACTAGCTGCGGTAGAGTTTGCAGAATCTGTTAAGAAACAGAACGATGAACTCAAAGCAAAACTAGATAAATTAGACACAACTTATGTTGGTGAGTTTGATACGAGAGTACAATCTCAAGCGGCGGCAGCCAAAGAAGCTTACAGAAAAGCTTATGAAGCTGGTGATGCTGATGCCTTGTATGAAGCTCAACAAACTATTTCTAGAATTGCTATGGAAGAGGCAAGACTAAGTCAACTCAAAGAACAAAGAGAACAAGAGACAAAAAAAGCAGAAACAAATGATGCTGCGCCTGCTGCAACTCAATCTGCTCCAACGCCTCCACCTCCTAAACCAGACCCTAGAGCAGAAGAGTGGGCGACACAAAATGAATGGTTTGGGCAAGATCAGACAATGACATATGCTGCTTTTGGCATACATAAAACATTAATTGAAGAAGAAGGTCTTGATCCAAATACAGAAGAGTACTATACTGAATTAGATAACAGGATTAGAAGTAACTTTCCTCATAAATTTGGAGAGCAAAAAAAATCCTCTGGCCCCAGAGTCGCCTCTGCTGGAGCCACCGCCTCAAAGACGGGATCGACAAAGGGACGCAGAACAGTCAAATTGACTCCTTCGCAGATAGCAATTGCGAAACGATTGAATGTTCCGCTTGAAGAATACGCTAAGTATGTTAAGGAGTAGAATATGGCTATAGATAGAACAACACGAGAAACTAAGACTCGTGCAAATACAACAAGGAGAAAACCTTGGCAACCTCCAGCTAAGTTGGATGCACCTCCAGCTCCAGATGGATTTGAACATCGTTGGATCAGAACGCAATTAAGAGGCGAAGATGATAAAGCGAATGTTTTTTCCAGAATGAGAGAGGGATGGGAACCAGTTAGGGCAGACGAATACGGCCCAGAAGCTGCAAAATATCCAGTTATAGAGGAAGGTAAAAACAAAGGAATTATTGGTGTCGGTGGTTTAATGTTGGCACGAATACCCGCAGAAACGGTGCAAGAGAGAACTGAATACTTTCGGGATCAGACCCGTAATCAAATGACAGCCGTGGATGAAAACTTGATGAGGGAACAACATCCCTCAATGCCTATCCATAAACCCGATAGGCAAAGTCGTGTAACTTTCGGGGGTAAAGAAAAACTCTCCGAGTAACTTTTAGAAGGAGCAATAAATGGCTAATGCGAATGTAGCTTTTGGACTCAAGCCTGTTGGAAGACACGGTTCAAGTCCAGCGACTCAAGGTACGAGTCAATATTTTATTGCTAGTGATGCTTCTGCGATTTTTCAAGGTTCACCAGTAAAAGCTGAATTGACTGGCGGAACTATTGCAATCGGCTCTGCAACTGGTAACGGAGACCAATTAGTTGGTGTCTTTGCTGGATGTGAGTTTGTGGATGCAACCACTGGCAAGTTAAGGTTTAGTAATACATGGCCTGGTTCAGGATCAGCTAATACTAACTTTGACATCAAAGGGTTTGTGTATGACGATCCATCACAGAGATTTATTATCGCTGCTGATGGTGGTAACACTGACAGAGCAACTGCTAAAGTAGATATTTTCAAGACTGCTGATCTAGCTGGTGGAACTGGTGGTAACACTACTACTGGTATTTCTACTGCTAAGTTAGATATATCATCTGCTGAAAATACAGATACTTCAAATTGTGTGATGATTTTAGGCATCCATGAAGAAGTAACTAATGCTGACCACAGTGCGGCTGGTGTTTCATA